TGAATTGGTACCCCCCCGCCGGCCTGCCCCTCGCCAATTTGGTAATATCATGGCACCAGTGAAGGGTCAATTGCGTAAGCACATCATGCCTGTTAAAGAACTGTCCGTCCGTGAGTTTGTTGATCAAGCTCCAGCGCACAAGAGGAAGGTGTACTTGAGAGCAGCGCAGTTGTTTCTCACTGTTGGGGTTAGGCCATGTGATTGGAAAGTAAAGACCTTTGTCAAGTTCGAGAAGTTGTTAATTAAGAACAAGACATTGGTTCCTCGAGTTATCCAACCACGTAGTCCTGTGTATAGTATTGCATTGGGTCGGTACACCCGTGCTATTGAACATAGCTTGTATATAATGTTGGGAAAGTTGTGGGGAGGAGGTAAGGAGTTTGTCCAGACGGTGATGAAAGGTCTTACCCCCGAGGAGGTCGGTGCAGAATTTAAGGAGGGATGGACACAGTTTAGGCGTCCTGTAGCGGTCGGGCTTGATGCTAGCCGGTTTGACCAGCATGTTAGTATTGATGCTTTGAAATGGGAGCATGATATTTATAGGTTGTTTTTCCCCGGAGATAAAGAATTGGATTTCTTGCTCAAAAGGCAGCTGCGTAACAAAGGAGTTGCGTACGTGGAGGGCCACAAAGTTACCTACACGACTGAGGGTTGTCGTATGAGCGGTGATATGAACACCGGGATGGGGAATTGTTTGTTAATGACATGTATGGTTTGGGAGTACTGCAGGGCGCATGGGCTGAAACCCGGCGTTGACGTAAGGTTGTATAATAATGGTGATGATTGCGTTTTGTTGCTTGATGAGCGCGATCTTGGAAAGCTCGATGATATCCAGCAATGGTTCTTGGAACTTGGGTTCTCTATGCAGATTGAGGACCCTGTGTATGAACTTGAAAAAGTGGTTTTTTGCCAATCGCAGCCTGTTGAGACTGCAAGGGGATGGCTTATGGTCAGGCAATTAAACGCGATTACCAAGGACAGTTTGTGTTTGTTGGATGAGGCGAGCGTGCCTTCGTGGATGTACGCTGTGGGCTCTGGTGGGTTAGCTCTCGCCGGAGATGTCCCGATTTATGGAGCATTGTATAGAAAATATCGTGATTGCGGAATCAAGAATAAAGCTGAGCGGAGCTTGTTGCTCGCGGATAGTGGGTTTTTCCGGGCCGCGCGTGGAATGAAGAGAGGAGAGGTAGTTGATGACATTACCCGTTGCTCATTCTATCGTGCCTTCGGAGTTACACCGGATCTGCAGGTAGCGCTTGAGGAAGAGGTTGGGCAGTTATCGAGAAACATGTATCGGCCAAACTCGGAGGACCACCAACCTGGTGTGAGCCTCCCTGGGTAAACATGAAAATGAG